TTAGGATACGCCCTCTGTGCCTGTCTTCTCATCTGTGTTGCTTTTTCCATATTTAGCATTAATACGGTTGATTTCTTCTTTGATGATATCACCAAAAGTTTTGTCGTCCATGTCAATGCTTTGGCTTGCTGCAACGGACTTATCTGCAAATGCGTCAAATATCGCTTGCTTGTTTTCCAATGTTGACATTATTTTTTCATCCACTGTGTTTTCACAGAGAAGGCGATAAACCAATACATTACGTGTTTGTCCCATGCGATATGCTCGCGAGATAGCTTGATTTTCTATTGATGGCTTAAATTGCGGCTCGCAAATTACAATCACACTTGCTGCCTGAATATTCAAGCCGGTACCGCCAGATTGAATTTGAGCAGCGAGAACAGTTCCAGCGGGAGCACTGTCAAATTCATCAATTATTTCCTGCCGGCGTTGAGGGGTAACGGAGCCATTTATGGGGTTCAAGCACTTATTTCCGAGTAGTAATGTAATTTTTCGAATGGTATCCAAGAAGAAAGAAAAGACAATTACTTTCCGCTCCTCCGCCTCAGCTTCTTCAATGATTTCCAGCAAGCGTTTGGCTTTCGAGGAATTATGTAGGTCATCAACATTCCAAGATACCCGTCGTGCATCAGCATAGTGCTTTCCGAGGACTGCTTGTTCATATAGCTGCTCTTCGTTTGGCAAGAGCGTACACCATTCTTTGCTTTCGATGAGTTCCGGCAATTCCGTTAGGACATCTACACGTTTTCGTCTGTAATACACCGGCGCGACCTTTTCTCTGAACTGCGGCGCAGCAGACATAAAAGCCATTCCTTGAATTTGAGCAGCAATTCGAGGTTGGAGCATCTTTATTAGCGCAATCATTTCATCAACTTTATTTTCTAATGCGGTACCGGTCATGAATAGGGTGCGGGAGGCATGGCTGCTTAAATTCCTGACATTTACTGTTCTTCGCGCTTCTGGGTTTTTGATATAGTGGGCTTCATCCACTACCAGAAGTGTGAACTTGAAATTAGCATCAACCTTAAAATAGCCTGTTGTTTCATAGGTAGTAACAGCAACACCACCATCGTTTATCCAAGAACGCAGTGCTGCAGTTCGTCCTGCGCCATGTACTTTTGTAACACTTAATTTGCTCATTTTACGAATTTCACGGCACCAGTTTGTAATCACGCTTGCAGGGCAGACGACCACAAAGTGCGTTGCTCCTATGTTTCGCAAGGAAACCATTGCCGCTATCGCCTGAATCGTTTTGCCGAGTCCCATTTCATCACCGAGAAGGACCTGCTCTTGATGCAGTATGTATTTGACGCCCCATTCTTGATAGCGTCGCAACTCGCAGAGCAGCCCATCAGGAAAGAAGCATTCCTCCTGGATTTCGCGTGCTAAGTCCTCCGGCAGGCCATAAACAGCATCATCTGTGCCAAGAATACCGGGGTTAATATCCTCTAAAATATTAAAAAAGTAAATGGAGTTATTGGAAAAATCTTGCCACGCTTCAGTGTTTGTGCTTCTGTTAATAGCATCAATAGCAACCAATGTTTCTGATGCTGACTTGCCATATTCAGATGATAATAGTTGTCCAAGGAAATTAAATGCCTCGGTAGCTTTTTGCTTGTTGATACTTGATGTAAAAAACCATTTTACCCCATTTGTCGATGGCGAAATATCAGCCAGTGCGTTGTTGATTTTACGGATGTTAGTATTTAGAATTTGTCGACAATTCTCCGTGAGCGGCAAAGCGTGGTTATATTTGAAAATTGACGTTACCAGTTTGGTAGCTGCGGCGGTTTTGCTATCTGTACTCAGTTTAATTTTTACACCTTGACGAGCTTTTGAAACAATATCACCGACAATATGCTTTATGGAATAAGCCGTATCTTCGCTTATTCCATGAACAGAGGCTATTGTATATACGGAGGCCGTGGAAATGTCCGCTATGGAGCAGTATCCGTAGTCCCGTAATGCTTTGACGCGGAACCCTTTTTTATCTCTGTTAATTTCCTCAATGGGGATATCTTTCAAAACAGAGAGAACTTCTTGTGCTACAAGTGCCTCAGATGAAGTTAGTATCTCAGACCGATATTGTTCTGCGGATGTCACAGCGGCTGAAAGTTGGCTCTTTATTCTGTTGTGCTCATCAATAAGCCGTTTCGCATCGGCTGAACTAAACGGTCTTGCCATTCACTATCCCTCCCTAAATGCCAGCAGTTTCACTGCCATCTAAAGTATTGCCTAATTTTTAACCCACCAGCCGCCGCCATTTCTATATCCATTTCGCTCCATAAATGGCGTTACCAGCTTAATATACGGCGTTTCGCATTTGCGGTTTATGCGTAATGCAACCTTCTGAATGAGCTCCTGCTCCAGTGCAGACCACTCCTCATATGCTGCTTTCATTTCAGGTGTGCAATCATCGTCATCGAGGTCATGTCCAAGCCATACACTTTTATTCCATGCTCCAGCGAGAGCGGATGCCAATTCCTCATCGGTGTATTCCTCACCGAGTTTGGCTCGCCAAGAGGCAGCCGTTATATCTGCAAGCGGCTCGCTCCCCATAACCACCGTGCCCTCCGGCAGGACAATAGAATCGTCGCTGTCCTCAGTTTTGTCCGCTTTACGAATGATCTTCTTGACCTTTTCAATTGGGAACGGAGCTTCCTCGGCTGGATGATATTCAATGCTTTCGACTTTTGCAACTGATTCATGGTTGCCTTTTCCAACCGGAATAATTACATAATCCTCCGGCTCCAGAGTATCATCATCTGTCAGATAGCAGTATGTTTTTCCGTATTCCTCAAACTGCACATTACAGAAAATCAAATCGGATTGTTTGCGTAGCGCCTTATCATGAACTGAAGGGTCGAGTATTTCACCCATGCCGTAAAACCGCATAAAATCAAACACGGTTTCAGCGAAATCCGAGAAATCATCCGGAAGCCCGTTCTTATCAAAGGACCCTGTCAGCGTCTTTTGTTCACCGTACAGATAATCGACGGTAATCCTGTAATCTTTTGTTTCGAGGGGATTGTGGATAACATCGGGAGGATTTCCTTCTGTATGAGCGAAGAATACATCAGCATCGAAATCATCTAACAGTGATGTGATACCATCCTCGATATTATATTTTCGTGAAACTTGGCAACCGCTGCCAATATTCTGAATATGTTCCAGCGTCTCAGCCTTTCGGTCAATTATAAGCTGTTCGCTGTAATCCCAAGTGGCGTATTCCCATGTCGCCCCTTCAGGGAGCACGCCGGGCTTTATCTTTGTCACTCGATGGTAGTCCACAGCTATTCGTTCAATTCTATCCGCGTTCGAGAACCCATCAAAAACGAGCAGTTCCGGCATATCAAGGGTAACGCGGATTATGTTTGATATATTATCAAGCTCATCAGTGAGGCCAGAACACAGAGGGCCTCGGAAATGATATACCACATTTTCATCGTTGGTGAGTGTCATTTCCCAATTGCCAACATCGGTGACGAAAGAAACATCGTATTCATTTGAAAAATAGCTACCCACCATTTTCAGGATATATGCAGCTTTCGCGGCATCGATTTTGAAGTTTTTTGAACGGGACTTTATGTACTTGTCGCCATTTCCGTAAGCATAAGATGAGAAGAACACTCTGCCGTCTGTTGTGATGGATAGATGCTGCTCCACCTCATCACCTGGCTGGGGACAAGGACCGTAACAGATGTTGTTTGATACAATCTGCACCTTCTTTGCCATGCCACTAAAAATGCTCTTATTTTCCGGCACAAGTATTCCTCCTTAATGGATTTCACGACGTTGGTTCAACCGAAATACTTCTTCAACATCTCACTGGCCAAATATTCAGCCTCTGGATGCTCATGATTAATTCTCTTAGAGTCTCGTATTTTTAAGAGAGCATCCTTCATTCGGCCTTCTTCGATAATACGAAGAGTGCTGGAGACTCTGGTGTTACTACCGGTCTTTTTAGCATCAAAACCTTTTTCGTAAATCAGGTCAACAAGGTCTTCTCTTTTACCATACCACGATTTAATAAGTTCGAATTGCGTAAGAAAAAACCATCCGCCTGCTGCTGTGAAGGCATCATTAAATTGTTTGTCAGTTATCACTCACTGTTCCTCCAATCACCACGTTTTGACTGCGGGCACACAAATATCGAAATGGTTATTTACTATTTCGTTTAGTTGCGCTGCAATGGTAGAAAACTCGCAGTTTAAGTCAAGCGTTTTGACGCTTATTTTATTGCCGCTCATTTTATAAACGCCATCCGGCTGGATTGTCTCATCTGTCCGTGCATAGAGAAGCATACCTGAAACCTCATGTGGTGTGTTACCAAATTCTATATCCCGATTTTTTACATAGGTAAAAATCTGATACAAGTTGTTGGAGTGCAGGGTGTGCGCATCATATTGCGTTTGCGTTGTATGCGCGTAGTATTTTGCGTCAATGATAAGGACTTTTTCTCCGAATGCCAGAGTAATGTCGCTTTGCATGACCGGCAGCATTGTTTCAATTCCATCATCCAGAGCCCATGGAATTTGCGATGCACTTACATTCAGCGTCGGGTACTCTTTGATGTAGTATTCGAGTATAAATTTCTCGTACAGGCGGCTCATTCGCTGTTCATCTATGAACGCTGCCAATTTGCGCCCGCCTTGCTCCGTGGTCAGCAGCATACCCTCAATGATAAGCTGGCACAGGCTGATCAGCATCCGATAGGTTTGATTGTTGCGTTGAAATCGGATGGCAGACCATCTTACGTTCGTAAGGTCGATGGTATCCACATTTGAAAAAAACAGCATTTCCTTCTTGAGGTCATCCTTATATATGGACTTTACATCTGCGTGGCGCAAAAGGAGTAAGACCGTTGTTTTCAAAATCTGATTGAGCAGATTATTCTCCGAAAGCTCGTCATACTCACAGGTCAAGATACGCTCTCTCGCAATCATGTTCCTTATTGTTCCGGGCATGTCAATCTTCCCGCGAACGACCGCCATTTCCTCTGTGCGGTTAATGTATTCGCGGTAAATGCCTTGTTTTAGCTGCTGCCCAATGCCTTTTGAAAGAATCGCTGCCAAGAGATTATATATATTATCGAATTCTTCAGTGGCGACATCCTTGTAGTTTGACTGGTTAAGCGTCGTAAAGGCATATGATAGCATATAGTAGATGTTTTTGATAAAAATGCTCTTATCCTTCGTCATTGAAACACACCATGCAGGATATTATCCCATCGCTGGAGCTTTGCATTGTCATCAAACCAATACTCACTCAGCATTGGGAGAATATCGTAGTCAACGATTGAGTGCAGCCATTCATCTGTGCAGGCTGTCTGACCGCAGAAATAGCTATGACCGATGCAGAAACCTTTTCCGAGCGATCTATCCATCGATATTTCCTTGTTTAGCTCCACAACCTTAGAAATCAACTCGTTCAGCGTTTCATTGTTCAGGGACTGCTGGTACTTTGCAAAGCCCTCTGAATCGAAGCCGGGCTCGACTTCAAAGAAGCTGAAGCGGCGACGCAATGCATAATCTATCATTGCAAGGCTTCGGTCAGCGGTATTCATCATGCCGATGATATACAGATTTTTCGGCACGGAGAATGACAGACCGTTATACGCCAGAGTAGCTTTCATCCCCCTATAGTCGCGTTCAATCAGCATGAGCAGCTCACCAAAAATTTTGCTCATGTTTCCGCGATTGATTTCATCGATGATAAAGAAATAATCCTTGTCCGGCTGGTTGGCGGCTTTTTGACAGAAACGATAGAATATGCCGGATTTCAGCTCAAAGCCATCGTTCACAGGCTTATAGCCCATTATAAAATCCTCATAGGAATAATTCTGATGGAACTGTACGAACTCAATCCGATTCTCGTCTTTTTCGCCCATGATGGAATACGCGAGTCTTTTTGCGGCAAAAGTTTTGCCAACGCCGGGAGCACCCTGCAAAATAATGTTTTTTTTGTTTTTCAGCACCGAAACGAGCATATCATATCGACTTTCGCTTATATACACTTCATCAAGAAAATTCGACTTTGAATATTTGACAGCAGAATCCTCGACAGGCACAGGATTTTCTTCACGGATTATGTCATAGATAAAATCATATTCGCCTTTGGTGAGCTTGAATAAGCTACCCTGCGGGTTGCTGAAATACTCCATTCGCTCCAGCTCCGGGCAGTTTTTCAGTGTCAAATAGTCGATAGGAGATGTGAGCCCCTCAACTTTCTCAAAGAAAATCTTCTCTCCGTCTTGCTCGGCACTTATTCTTCCGATGGCGACAATTTGCTTCACAGGGTTGGATTCGTAGCCAATTATCATGTCACCGGCTTTTGCATCTAAGAAGTTCTGGAAAATACGGCGCTTGTTCCCGTTGTCATTGTAAAGTGTGTAGGACTGTACCTCACCAACGGATATATCTGCAAAGCTCCAAATTTTCGGGTTTGCATTCAGCCACCAATAGCCATGCTCCTCTTCTCCGGGAGCGGATGCCACATAGAGCTCTACTTGACTGAGATCAACCTTATCCAGTGCCTCAGATAGCTCATCCCGCAGTTTCCAAGTATAGCTGCCGGTTTCTTCTTTCCCAGCGTTGCGTCCAACATAGAGGATAGGCCACCAGCGCGAGTTCTCCGTATCGCGTTCCATAACGGGACAGCCGGTTTTTTCGGCAACGCGTCGGGCTAACGATGAAGATCCACTGTTATAAAAGTTCTTCGTTTCTCCATATTTTATGGCGAGCTGGGTGCAGGTTGCCTGACCGCCATAGTCCTTCATTCGTTTCATGATTTCGAGACTGCCAGTTGTAAACACATCCGGGTCACCAAGAAGCTGCACCCATTCATCTACTGTAATTTCAGGAGAATAGTCTGTCGGAAACCATTCATCTGCTGCAACGGGCTCTTTACCTTTTTGCGCATAATAGCGGCTGATATAGAAGCCAACATCAATGGTAAGGGTTTTCAGCTCGGTGTCAGGATAGCAGGAGTCCGTGAGCTGCGATTTCAACAATCCAGCGAGGCTGTTATCACGTTTGATTTCCTCGCAGATCTCGTCATACAGCGCAAAAAAATTGCGCAGATTGTCGGCATAAGCGCCTTTTTTGAAGCGGTATTCGCTCTCAAGCTCATCCGCAACAGCTTTTACCTCACCATACTTATAGATGTAATACTTATCTGGATAACGGAGCCACAAGTAAGTGCTGACTGCATTTTCATACTGATAGTGCTGCCCGGCGCCGTTTCCATACTTTTCAAGAAGAACAGAAGCTTTATCCTTGAATTCAATAATTCTGGATACGACATCATTGCTCTCGTCAAAAAGAGCAATGAACATCGCCCGTACCTCTTCCGGCGCGGTCTTGGCAAATCCTTCTATCATTTTTGCAGGGAAATTATTCATCGATGCCAGCAAATTGTATGTTTTTGACAGCGAGCGGGTAAGCATCTCCGCAAAATCAGCAGCGTTCACATCCCAGTTATCTTGGAAGAATTTCACGGCTTCCCATTTGTATTTTTCATTGCTCCACTGCGTTGAAACAAAATCCTGCTTATATTTTGCGAGAGCTTCCTGTAGACGAAATTTGTCGAACATTGTATCCCTCCTATGCATTGCGCAGACTCTTGTATATTTCATCTGTGAAAATACCAAGCACCTGTCGCTTGATTTCATCGCTGCTTAAGAGCAACGAGAAAAAGTCCTGGTTTTGAGAGAGCCCCTCAATAAGCGCATCATCGATATCGTCAAAGTATGAGAATTCAAAGTCTTTGACGGTATTATTCTTAGCACTGGTTTTGAGCCGCTCAGATTTTAGCAGGATATCACGAATCTGGAGCATGGCTTTTACCGCGACATCATTATCATAGGACTTTCCTGTCCGACTGTTGATTTCAGCGATAATCTGAGATAGCCGTTCCTCTTTTGCCTCGGTTAAGCCAAAGCTCTCTGCGGTTGCCAGCTTTACAACAGGCTGCGCTACAACCGTTTCCTTTGTATACTCCTCGGCTTTTTTCTGCACAAAGTTCGTAGCTTTGATTTTCCCGTCGAGGTCATAACCACCGCCAGGATGCTTGATATTGATATACGCCATCAGGTAGGTGATAAAGTTGTACTTTTTATGAAGCTCCACATCCTCAAAGCAAGACACCTGCAGGAGGAATTCATAGAAACGGGCAAAGTGCCGCATCAGGGCGACAAGCTCCCTCTGCTTGGGAATATCGTAATTTTCAATCAGGTTTTTCGCCTTCTTGAAATAGAAGGTCAGCTTCTGCTTGTCCTTTGCATCAATTTTTTCCTTGTATAGCAGGTCGTTTGCCTTTTCAATATCGTCAGGGTCGAGGACAGTATATGCGTCAATCTTCGCTTCAAGGTCATAAATTGCCGTAGGAGTGACAGAATTAGACAGCAACGTAGTCGTGTAATAGGGGGCGAACGCAGCCGTAATGTCCTCGTAGCTGTTTACAAAATCGAGAATGAATGTCTTTTTCTCGAAAGGCGGGCAAATGCGGTTGAGTCGGGAAAGGGTTTGTACCGCAGACACGCCCTTGAGCTTTTTCAGCACATACATCGCGCAGAGCTTCGGTTGGTCAAAGCCGGTTTGATATTTGTTGGCAACAAGGAGCACATTGAAGGCATCCTTGTCAAATTCCTTCGACAGACGGTCTTCGGGGAAGCCGTTCATAGAGACTTCGGTGTATTCGGTCATATCATCGGGGAGAGTCACTTTACCTGAAAACGCCACAAGAGCATGGATGTCAGTGTAACCTTTTTTTGTTATGTAGTCCTCCAGCGCCTGGCGGTATTTCACCGCGCCCTGTCTGGATGCAGTAATGACCATAGCCTTTGCCATGCCGCCGAGCTCACTCATGACCGATGTGCGGAAATGCTCGACGATGACCTCGATGCGCTGCGCAATGTTTGTTTCGTGCAGCTCTACAAAACGGGCAATTTGCCGTTTGGCGTCAGAGGTCTTGCAGCGGGGATCGTCCTCAATCTCTTTGTTTATCTGATAGAAGGTGTCGTAGGTCGTATAGTTTTGGAGCACATCGAGAATAAAGCCTTCCTCGATAGCCTGTTTCATGGAATACAGATGGAATGCCTCACGCTGTCCCTTTGTGTTGAGCTTGCCAAAGAGCTGCAGCGTTGTCGGCTTCGGTGTGGCGGTGAATGCAAAGATGGAAACATTCGTCTGTTTTCCGCTGCGGGCGATTTCGTCTGTAATCATGTCCTGAACATCGGAGAAATCCTGCTCACCGGCTCCGAGCGACTGCGTGACCGCAGCCATGTCCTTACCGGCAGTGGAGGAGTGCGCTTCATCAATGATGACGGCAAAACGCTTCTCCTTTAAGCCGGCAACGCTGTCCACAATATACGGGAACTTCTGAATGGTGGTTGCGATAATTTTGGTATTGCCCTTGAGCGCAATCGCCAAGTCAGCGGAGGTGCATTTATCGTCCATAACGCGAATAAGACCGGCTTTGTGTTCCAGTCCCATAACGGCTTTCTGAAGCTGGCGATCCACCACGACGCGGTCAGTGATGATGACAACGTTATCAAAGATGATTTTGTTGTCTGCATCGTGTAGCGATGTCAAGCGGTGCGCCAGCCATGCGATGGAGTTCGTTTTGCCGGATCCAGCGCTGTGCTGAATGAGATAATTCTGCGCCGTCAAGTTTTCCTGCACATCAGCGAGCACCTTGCGAATGACATCGAGCTGGTGGTAACGCGGGAAAATGATGTTTTCGGTTTTTTTTGTTTTTCCGGTCAACTCATCCTCTTTTTCCTTCGTCTCAATGAAGATGAACTTTGACAGAAGGTCGAGGACGGTATCTTTTTTCAAAATGTCCTCCCACATATATGAAACGCTGTATTTGTCATTGTATGTAGGATTTCCAGCACCGGCATTGACGCCCTCACCATTACCCATGTTAAACGGCAGGAAGAAAGTGTCGTTGCCGGAGAGCTTAGTGGTCATATAGACGGCATCCAAATCCATCGCAAAGTTAACCAGCACGCCAGCCTTAAACAGGAACAGACGGTCTTTCGGATTGCGCTGCGTGCGGTATTGGAAAATAGCATCCTGATAGGACTGTCCGGCAGCGTTACATTTCAGCTCAAAGCTCATGATAGCGATGCCGTTCAGGAAGGTTACAAGGTCGATGCGCTCGTCATCGCTTGCCCATACCTCTTCCATAACGGAGAAAATATTCTTTCGATAATTCGCCAGCAGCTCTTTATTAAAGGTGGTGGCGGGTTTGGTGTACATCAGTTCCAGCTTTATGTTGGAGAGCTCTATGCCGTGCTTTAATAACTCCAACATACTGCCACGGGCTTTGGTGGCTTCCGCATTGATAAAACCGATGATAGTTTCTTCCAAATCGCCCTTATAGATTTTCCCGAGTGCCTCCATCGGCTGAGGCTGCGTGTCGCGGAGGAATTTGAACAGCAGCTCGCGGTCAACGGCAAAATAACGGTCGAAGCTGGTAGCTTTCCGAATAACATAGCCGTTATCCTGCTCCAGCCGTTCCATAATGAAATGCTGGTATTCTTTTTCTGAAAGAATGTTATTCATGCCGTTTCACCTCCTGTTTATCTCTGAGCCTGTAATTCCGTCCGTTATCATCACTGACGACAACATCGATAAGCTGAGTGCCATTCAGCACATACACCTCGCACCATGTGTCAAGGAGTGTTCTCCCAGCGCGGTGTTCCTTAATAGTATAGAGAACACTGCCCGTTTTTTCTAACCATTGAAGGATTGCTTCATTTGCATCATTGTTAAAATGGGACGGGACACCGAATTGTGCGCCAAATCCCTCAACCGCTATTTGAAGCAGATAGTGTTCTTCACAATCTTTGAGTGCCTTTACAAAATCAGTGCCTTTGATAATCAGGCTCGGCATATCGCAATGGTAGGAGTATTCCGTTTTCATGAAACAGGCACCTCCTTTTTCCCTGTGACATATTCAAAGATGAGCGATTTCTTATACTCATCAAGGGTTGCCAGCTGCGACTGTTTGTCGGCAATTACCTCGTTTGTGCGCTGTAGTACAGAGTCGATGTATTCAACGATTTTGTTCTGCTCCTCGATTGGCGGTACGGGGTATTGCAGCTCTGCAAGCTTATTCCAACGCAGGTCGCAGGAGCGAACGCGGATGCCTGTAGCCATTGCCAGAAAGACATCGCTATACGCCATGCTGCGTAAATAGTACATCACATAACGCTTGTTCTGCTTGGTGTCGAGAACATTGAGCACCGGCGACGCTTTGCCTCTGGAATCCGAGATGCCAATCGCTCCGGCAAAGCCATCCATGCCATGCACCACGAGGTCCCCCACATCAATGCCCTGATATCCGATTTCCTTATCAGACATGGTGAATCCATCCTCGCGGCGGTTGCTGCGGAGCGTAACCTCACCGTCGCGGAAGCAGGTGATTACACCGTCATCTTCTCTAATAGGCTTATGCAAATAGCGGAGTATGTATTTCCCGCGAATGCAATCCCAATGGGAAGGCATCTGTCCTATCCATCTGACGCCGCTGTCTTTCATATCAACTTCGGGGTTCAACCCCTTTGTGACGGCCTCTGTGATGATGGAACGCTTGTACTGTTCCAGCACATCAATTTGCGATTGAATGTCGGTGGAAAGCGCATCGATTTCGGCGCATTTTTTGTCGAGATAATCTGCTATAGTCGTTTGCTCAGAAGCTAAAGCAACAGGAATAAACAACTGCCCAAATTTATCCATTGGTATTCTCATACGGATCGTATTTAGCTTTCCGTTTCCCGACTCTTTAATGAGGATACCATTTCCTAAGCCATAAAGGCTTTTCTGAAAAACGGTGGTTTGAAATACATAATTAAAATATCTAACATCGAATTCAGATTTATATGGACGAAGCATATAATATACAGGGCTAACACAACCAAAATAGTTGGAAAGTCCAACAGAGCCAGACAATATATTCATGCTGTTCATAACAATATCGCCCGGATATGCTAACCGATAAGCTGTTACATCCTCTTTCGGCTTATTTCCACCGCCCTCTTTTTCGTCGTACGGAATAACACCTTGCTTTGCAGTAAGAGATAGGATATCTCTGCTTCTAACAGGATTGTTCTTTTCAATGCGCTCACAAAGCGTATACTTAATTTTATTGAGTTTCCATGAGGTAGGAATAGTACCTAACCATGCAATTCCGCTATCTTTCATCTCACGCATCTGTCGTCACCTCCGTTTCGGGTTTCTTTTTGCGGCTGCGGATGAAGATAGCTATAGCTACAGCAATGCCGGCAACAGCCACGATTCCACCCAGAATGCACAAAACCAAAACCCAGTTTTCTGTCAGCCATCTTACTGCGACAATCACGCCGTATGTCACCGCCCATAACACCACAAACAGGATAAGGCGAATAAGCCAATGGAAGAAGGAGCCGCTTGTCCTTCCGTCGATAGCACCCATATGATACATATCACCCACGCAACGATATGCAATGCCATAGGCAATAGCGCCGATTGCCGCAAGAATCAGGTATTCATAATACCACTCGATGGGCAAGCCGAGAGGGTCGGTCAGTAAATCGAATAGAAATTTGAACATCGCTTACCTCCCAATCAGTCAAACAGCTTTGCCACGCGTTCGCTGACGGAAAACTCCAGCTCCAAAAAGCGGGCTTCCAGCTCTTCGCTGGGCGTAGGCTGTTGATATTTGTAGAAGTAGCGGGTAAACGGAATCTCCGCGCCAGTTTTGATAACCGGCTTTTTTGCGCCGAGGTTTTCCTCAAAAAACGCTTTTGCATCCGGGATATGAGGCAACACCTCCCGTGCCATGTAGGTATCGATATCCTCTTCAAATTTGACGATTTCGGTGTCCTTCGTTTCCTTGTCGTAAATAATGTTTCCTTTCTTATCACGCTGAATCTCGGCGGCTTTATCCATCGCAGAAAGACCGTCGGCAATCCTATCAAGGAGCTTTTTATCAGCGGTGGCGCTGGCGAGTGCGGTCGTAAGTACTGGCATAAACTCTTTGAGATTCATATAAACGGTGTCGGATACCGCAGCTTCAAGCGCGGCAATGATAGCGTCAAACACAGGCTTGTTATTCAGATAGCTCTCCAGCTTCTTTTCATCCTTGCCGGTAAGCTCCTCGGCATTTTCCAGCTCCTCAACCTTTGCTTCGTCATAAAGGGAGGAAAGCGCTCCTTTCGAGAGCATTGCCTGAATGCGCTCATTGGTGATTGCATAGCTGCGCTGGAGAGGCTGCATCACCGCATACTCGCGGTAAATGAACTCCTCATTATTATAAATTTTGCAAATCTCGTTTTCTTCGAAATTCGCATACAGCCTTGTAATGGTTGCGCGATCTTCGGGAGAAATCTCGTTTTTCTTGTTGCCCAGTGCCTTGCGCAGCTTGTGGTATATCTGCGAAGCGTCAATAAGCTGGATTTTCCCCTTGCGCTCGGCGCGTTTATTCTTAGAAAGTACCCAGATGTAGGTGGCAATGCCGGTGTTGTAGAACAGGTCTGTCGGCATAGCGATGATTGCCTCAATCAGGTCGCTTTCCAACAGCCAGCGGCGAATCTGGCTTTCGCCGGATGCCGTGCCGCCGGAGAAGAGCGGACTACCATTCTCAATGATAGCGCAGCGTCCCAAATTGTCATCCAGTTTGTCAATGGCGGACTGCAAAAACAGCATCTGCATATCGCCGGAGCTGGGAAGCCCAGCACCCCAGCGTCCCTCGAAGCCCTTTGCGTATTCGTCGATCACCGCTTGCTCGACGCCTTCGGCCGCATCCTTGCCGCCCCATGCAGTGCCAAACGGAGGATTTTCAAGCACAAAGCGCATTTTTGTCGTTTTGAAACGGTCGGCTTTCATAGTGTCCTGATAGCAGATGTTTTCTGCGTTTTGCCCCTTTATAAGCATTTCGGCAAGGCACATCGCATAGGACTCCGGGTTTATTTCCTGCCCGAACAACCGCACATCGGCGGAGGGATTGTAGCGCTTGATAAAGTTGTAGCCGGTGGAAAGCATACCGCCCGTGCCGCAGGCCTGGTCGAGAATGGTGATAACCTTCCCATCATCAAAGATGTCGTCGCAGCCCTCAGCAAGTAGGATATTCACCATGGTTTTAATGATGTCCCTGCCGGTGTAGTGGTCACCAGCCTCGGCATTTTCAGAGAACTTACGGATAAGCTCCTCGAATATGTATCCCATCTTTACATTGTCAATGGTGCGCGGATCGAGGTCGAGTTCGGAGAATGCTTTGACAACCGAAAGCAAACGGTTGTTTTTATCCATCTTATCGATCTGCTTCAGAAAATCCAGACCCTTCTCCGCAGAGAGCAGAATTTCCTGCACATTGGAAGAGAAGCCCTGAATATAACTTTTGAAATTTGCAGCAAGGTGGTCGGAATCGTTCACCAGTTCCGCAAGGTCAAACTCGCTGGTATTATAAAATGGGTAATTTGAAACTCGATACATTGCCTTTGCAGGAAATGTTGGATCCCGCTTTGCTTGTGCGACAACCGCTTTCTTTGTGGGTGCCAGCGCACACTCGAAACGGCGAATAATTGTCATCGGGATGATAACATCTTTATATTTATCGCTCTGATAGGGCCCACGCAGCTTGTTAGCGATAGACCATATAAAATTAACTTCCGACGAAACATCAATGGGCGCATCGTCCCACATCGCGTCGATAATTTTTTTTTGTACCATGCTTATACCTCTTCCTTCGCCACTATGCTCTAATTCTGCACCGACAGGTGTTCCAAAAAACGGACTTATGCCTCGGCGCCCATCATCATATTGTAATGTTGGTCTTGACCCAGTGAAACGAAAATATTTCTAAAGACCTCTTTATGCTGTTCAACACTCATGCCGTCATCGGATAAAAAGAGCTCGTCGCCGATGCCGGTCGTGCTGTTCAAGTATTGCAGTAATGCGTCAGCCAGATGGTAACGTTCATAGTCCGGCTTTTCACCCTCAACTGCCGTGACAAACCTATGCTTGTTCGTTTCAAGGACGATTTTCCGCATATTCTTACCTTCAAATCCGCAAAGCTGAAGAAAATAATAGTCCAAAATTCTTCGGGAGACATTTTTGATGGGGATGGAGGCGTTATCTTCCTGATACAGTCTCTTGAGCTCATCCCACAAGGCGGCGTAACTATTTTGTACCGGGTTATAGTTCTCCATCTCACCGGCTATACCGCTCGGACGGACACACGGCGTTATGCTTGAACGATTGTCCGCCTTACGTATGATGAAGAAAGACGTGCTCTTATAATGAGACACTTCCTTATAAGTGATTTCTCTATGAAAATACACATTGTGGGTCAGAATAAAAATCTGTTTGATATAATCTCCTTTAACCTCTTGATCGCGGTATTCTGTGTTGTTATAGCAGACACCGATCAGTTCTCTGACAATGGAGCTGACAATGAACAATGTGCCGCTATCCATACTTGAGACAGGGTCATCAATGACGACGATTTTGTCACGAGTATCTGTGCCTTCAGGGGCCTGTTCAAGGCTTCCGTATGTAACCGTCGCATCTGCCTTGCCGTTTCCGCGAACAAGCTGATAAAAATACAAAAAAGCGATGAAATTGCGTTCACCTTCGCTTAGACGAGTAACGGGAGTTTGCTTCTCATCCTGCCTCACGACCATATAGGTGTTTTTCGTGCCGGGCTTATTGATGATAAGAAAGCCCTGAAAGCCCGAATCGCGCAGAAGTTTATTGATGTTATCGACTGCTTCTTGGGTGTTGACACCGCCTTTGTTCAGTTCAATGATTGCGCTGGCGGCGGCACGATAATCTTTCCGGCATTCTGCGATGGCTTTATCAATGCGTTCCGCGTCACTCTTATGCGCTGATAACCCCTGATTGTAATCAGATACCAAATCAGCGAGAGTAAAAGCCATATGCGCCCAGACGTCTCGCTTACACTGCTCTTGCATTTTGCGTTTATCATTAACGATGGAGTTATTCGTCGCTATCTGCTGGTTGATTTTATCTATGATTTGCCCAATTTCTATTAACAGCGAGTCGGTGTCCTCAAGAGCCACGATTGATGTCGGCTCTTTAATTTTGCCCTCAATGCGCTGTGTGTTTATTTGGATTCGTTGTTCAAGGATGCTCAGTTTATCTTTGTATTCAGTCAGATCTACGGAAGGGAGGACATCCTGCAGATTGTCATTAAGGCTTTTCAGAATAGCGCCGGTTTCCCTGACATAAGCGGCTTGGAATTCTCGCAAAGCATCAATATCCTGTTGATACTGCGCATCAAAGCAAGCCGCGATATCCTCTTCAAATGTTTTGGGGAGCGGTTGCTGGCAGTATGGGCACTTGCCGGATGCGTGGTCTTGATAACGATCATGACCTTGACGCACCCAATCAGTTGCATTTATTGCTTTGATGAAATTCGCAAATGGGGTCTCGCTGCTGCTTGTAACTGCTTTATCCAGTAGCTCGCTTCCGGGCAGACTCCCATAAGTCGATGTATTACTCACTCTTGAAAAAACATGATACGGGCGGGAATTCATATCAAATGCCACATCACAGGATTTCTTTAGTTCATCAACATCGTGTTCGGCTGCCGACGGTACCGCAAGAATGGCATCAAAAAACAGTTCTTTGCGCTTTTTTCCCGCGATAACGGAATCAAACATCTCGCGTAGCTTCTTTGTGCGATCCCAGCAATATGCGCGGAATTTCTCTGCGGCAGCAGACCACGCAGCGTCTTTGTCTTCTTTATCTTTTGCGAGGGCACGTCCTTGCTTTTCAGAAGCAGCCTTTTTATCAACTTGTTCCGCTATCTGACCTTGAATTTTAATGTTCTGCGAATGAATGGTGAAAACACCGGCAAGGTTATCATAGTTAGAAAAATGCTGTTCAATAAAATCGTGATTATACACGAGAACATTATAGTTATCGCGAGGCATACTTTCTTGCCACTGCACACCTGTATCGCTCTCGATGACCTCAGCAAGAGTCGTCTTACCAGTGCCGTTCGCACCATAAAAGAAGTTGATATAGGTGGGTTGGATGGATGTCCCTGTTCCTTTAAAGGTCGCTGTGTCCAGTGATATTTCTTTAATTGCTGCTGGTAATTTAATTTCCATATTCTGCTCCTCTCGCCTGAATCCAGATATTATCTGGCGTTATTCATTGATTTTTCCGCTTCTAAGCCACTCGTCGACTTCGGAAATCTTGAATTTATATCTTTTCCCCGCTTTGTTTATTGGCAGCTTTCCTTCGCGCATCCATGCGCGTACAGTGTCTTTACTCACGCTTAAATGCTCGGCAATGTCCTCTAAGTTCACCCATTTTTCGACGCTTGTGATTTCGCGTTCGTCACTCATGGTTTTACCTCCACTATTATTCATTATCGCGAGTTATACGATCTTAAGTTAAAACCGTAACAATAACGCCCACGCTTTTCAGGGCTTTAATTATATTCAGGCGTTTTACCGACCAGTGCGGGCGGTCGAACTCATTAAATACGCTGGCCTTGCCTATGCATAAGTTACTTGCATTAGAAATTAAGACCTGCTGCGAGATGTCATTCAACTTGGAAAAACAAAACAGTATCGTATTGTCTCGTACAACGATATCATTGAGAAATCCATATGAGGCGCGATGCCAGCTGTTCGTTGTCCCATAACCGTGATTTTTTGTGGCGACAATCGTCGGGTAACTCCTGATTGCGGTTAATTCCAGCTCTCCAAGCATCGTAAGAGCGGACACAATGTCCTCATCCGTATCCTGCAGTGCCTGTTCTTTCGGAATACTGAAACCATTTGACGAATCAACAGATTCGCTTGTGATTACAAAAAGATTATAAAACGTTGTATCCATTCTGGGCGGAGCACCAAAGCCTTGTGGTGGTCTATCGGTTGGTAAGCTGGGGCCACCCAAATAGTAATTGTTCTGCACGGCATCAGTATGTGCAACAAAAGTATCTATTGGCGCATTAAAATTATTTGTGCTTGGCACATCGCTGCAATGTACTTTGCTTGGAGGCTTTGGTTGAAGCTTATTGTTCATCTTTTTTGCCTCCGTAATTGTTGACTACTGTTCCAACCTGATTATTAAAGGTATGAATAGACGCATTGAAATTAAAAGTGTTAAACGTCGGATTTGTATTTAAGACCTGCTGTGTCGTACTTGATGCAGCGGGTTCTTTTTGTGCTTCTTCCCCAGAGCAGTTTTCCGTGTCGACGATCACTGTATCGCGTTCGGAATCATCTGCACCAGTTTCCTCTTCAACAGTACTTTCGGTGGCCTTGTAATAAGAAATGGTAATCTTTCTGTCAAATAGTTCGTGAAGGCCTCCATTGTATTCGCGTTTGCCGCCACCGGTCGAAGGACACCAGAAGTCAATCGTCTCTTTTCCAAACGTATTCTTTTCGGGGCGGGTAACAGCGTAATGCCAAACCCCCAGCAAAAAGGACTGTAAACATATATCGTTTAATCCACGGAGCTCCGATTTTGTGACAGAGCCGCCATGTTTCAAAACATAAAACGGTTGTGCGACATCGATGGAGTCGTCAATCTCGATTAAAGTAAGCAGCTCTTCAACAAGCATTTTATCTCGTTCTGCGCTGCCGGTATCAATTAATAATTCTGTCACGACGCACATTTCATGTAGCGCAGAAGAGTATTGTTCTTTAACACGCCGGTCAAAAGAGGTCAACGCCGTAGCATCACTAAATGGGAATAAAATACCGCCCTCATTTTTGCAGTTTTTATATTCCGAGGTATTACCGCCGCAGGTACTCTTCGCATAAACAAAAATATTCTGCCAGTCCGGAACTACAACCTTTGATAACTCAAAGAGAGCTATCGGCTCCGAATAAGGCTCCAATTTTCCATCGTAGTATTTGTTTGCACCAAGCAACGGTTTTCTCGCCCTTAAGAACAGAGTGAAAAAAGTGCCGCCGCAAAGACGTTGCTTAATTTTATTTACCATAGTTTTCCACCATTTTTCAAAAACCAACTCGGCGAACTCCTGCCAACTCTGCAAAGTATGGCTGCCGAAGTCGGCGAACTATTTCATGTTCCTGTGAGAAATCGCAGGGACATTTTTTGATGCTGTTGCGCGGTAGTCTTGAAGCGAACTGGATTTCACAGCTCACACTAAACACTACTAAATCATTATATCACACTCTAACTCAAAACACAATGACACAAGTGTGAATTTACGCAAAACTTCAGGATTTCCTCCTTGCGATTTCTCGCAAATCACTTTTTTGGAGGAAATCAAATGAAAACCAATGACAGTCAGCAGACAAACAGGAGTTACAAGGTCTACATCCCTCGCCTCAAGGAGTGGGTTGAGGTGACGAAAGAGCAGTATTACGGCTACTACCGCGATATCTGGGCTACCCGCGACAGAGCGCAAAACCACGGGAGGTGTCAATGCCCCAAGAGTAAAACATGGGTTTGCGATGGTGATTGCCTAGTCTGCCCGTATCGCTCAGCCGGTGATGTGCATTCTTTGGATTACACCATCGAGAACGAAAACGGTGACGAAACTACCATGCTGGACAAGCTGGAGGATGGCTCCCCCAGCATTGAAGAGGTCGTGACAGACAAGCTCATGTTAGAGCAACTTTTTGCGCGGCTTACAGAAATCATGCCGGAAGCAAAACGCATTGGCGAACTCCGGCTTGCCGGACTGACGGACACCGAGATTGCGGGTGTTATCGGAATCTCACGCACCACGTTTCTCTCTCGTCTCAAAAAAGCGACGCAGCTCATGAAGAGCGAATACTCGGATATGTTTTAATGTACCCTCTCCAGTCGGCTCATCACCGGCTGGAGATTTTTTGATTTTTCTCTTTTTACCTTCGTCAAACTGGACTGCACATCTCCAGTGGGAAGTGGAAAGAGCAAAACGACAACCGCTCCTTCCGAGGAGGTGAAAATGAAATGTATCAGACCCAAAGAAAACCCAGATACAGCGCCGCAGACGATGAGCTTGTGGATGTTCTCACTCAGATCAGCGTTGTGTCCATGCGGCTGGCAAGAAAACTGACCTTGTTCGCCGGACAATGCCAAACCACGGAAGGAGGAAAAACAGATGAGCAAAATGAGCGAAATGTCTGCGACCATCGAAGAACTGCGCAACGCCGCTACTGCGATTAACCAAGCGGCCAACTGGCTGGCGGAGCAGTTCAGCAGTAATGAGCCGGAGCCTGAATCCGCGCCTGCCAATCCGGTGTTGACGCTGGAAGCGGTCCGGGCTGTGCTTGCAGACAAATCCCGTGCGGGCTTCACCGCTCAGATTCGCTCTCTGCTCCAAAAACACGGTGCAGCGAAACTGTCGGAGATTGACCCCTCGCATTACACAGACCTGCTCAAAGAGGCGGAGGGCTTGGGAAATGGGTAAACACGCCATTCTCTCCGCATCCAGCGCTGACCGTTGGCTTCACTGCCCGCCGTCCGCCAGACTCTGCGAGAGCTACGACGATAAGGGCAGTGACTACGCCGCCGAAGGCACCGACGCTCACGCGCTGTGCGAGTACAAGCTCCGGAAGGCGCTGGGCATGGAAGCGACCGACCCGACCGAAAATCTGAGCTGGTACAACTCTGAAATGGAGGAATGTGCCGCCGGTTATGCGGCCTATGTGATTGAACAGGTAGAAGCGGCAAAGCAGACCTGCGCCGACCCGATTGTTCTCATCGAACAGCGGGTGGATTTCTCCCGCTGGGTGGAGGACGGCTTCGGCACTGCCGACTGCGTCATTATTGCTGACGGAGTTCTCAACATTGTGGACTACAAGCACGGTAAGGGTGTTGAGGTCAGCGCCGTGGATAATCCGCAGATGATGCTCTACGCCCTT